TAGACGCGTAAATGAGGAAGGAGAAGAGGAAGAGGAAGAAACAAAAGAAGGGTTTTTAGGGTTTGAACCAAAAAAAAGAACAAAAGTAGCAACTGAAGGATTTGTCGGCTCTAATAATAAGGCATATGGTCCCGAATTTGGATCTAACAAGGCACCCGGATACATAATGAGTCCAGACACATGGGCAATGCCTACTTTATCTTACAGCAAGGGAACCACACCAAGCGCTGGAGCCGAAAGTATTTTAAATCGTAATAATCCGCCTTTAAATGAAGGGCAAATGGACATGTTTGCGAATACACCATTTAAACCTGAGTGTTGTCCTGGCGCTTTTTCCACTAGCAGTGGATGTGCTTGTTTGGATATGAAACAATATCAATTTTTACAAAATCGTGCTGGGAACAACGTGCCTTACTCAGTTTATTAAAAAATAAATATTAGAAACCATATATCATCACAAAATAAAATATTTATTAATATTTTATTTTGTTAGTAACTTAAAATTAATTACCTACTTATCGAACTGATTTAATTTAATATAATAAAATATAATATTATGAGCAAGTCATTATCATTAAGTTCTTCTTTTGATATGAGTATTATGGATCCTGTAGATAATGAAAAAAAACAATTATTTTTGTTTATGTTAAAAGAATGCTTAGAAAAGAACAATGATTTTAATATTCAATCATTTATGGAAGTGTTACTGAGAGAGGATGGATGTGAAGCACAAGATATTGATAATTGTATTTCTGATATATTAATAAATATATATTATACAAATATTAAAAGCTCATATGATCAAATTGAAATGAAACAACGCATGATCAAACACAAAAAGACTATAACAGCACATTCAGGAGAAAAACTTGATACATACAATTTTAAGTCAAAAAGATGTCATAATACGAGTTTTGATATGAATTTCAATAGAACAAGTCCATCGTCAATGTTGCTTTTAATAAGCATGCATGGAACAATAATATTGAGTGATAACAATACGAAGCCGATTCTTCAAACATGTGAAACTGCTTTATTAAATAAATTTGGGTTGGCTGGCACTGGTCAGTGCACATTTACTTCTAAAGCCAGCGATATTTATGTAGCACATTCAATGTGCGAGGCTGTATCAGATCCAGAAAGTATTNTAGATATACATACCATATTAAGAGAAGGAAGGACACATGCAAAAATGACTGTCAACCCAGAATTAAGTCCGGATCAATTATATCAAACTACACAATCTGTAATGGAATATCAACGCGATAAAGGCATGGAAAGACAAGAAGAGAGAAAAAATAAATGTCCTACAAGATATGGCGAAGTTCCTTATGGAGAATTATTAGGAGAACGAACAACACAAGGAACGCAATATCTTGAAAAGATGTATGATTATGATGATATAACATTAGGCATAATTGTCTGTAAAGATTGGCCTGAGATTGGTGCAAAATGCATGGATAATTTGTTAACAAATCTTAAATTTATATATTTTTTAACTGGTGACAATGATGCAANTGATTTATTTGATACGCCAATATTTTTAAGNAAGATAATTGAATTTTGTGAACAAAATGGAAGACCTGAAATAAACATGGTAGACAATGCATGTTCAGTTTTTGAAGGAGTTGATCCTTTAACCGTAAGTAACATTTTAGCTATTGACAATCATATTAAGGGACCTGAATATGCTAATGTTGCAAAAGGAAAAAGAAGAAGAACTGTTAGAAGAAGAAAACCGCATCAAAAAATAACTAAAAAAAGACCGCATAAAAGAAAGACTATTAGAAGAAAGGAAGACGCTAACTTTAAAAATAAATAAAAGTGCTATCGTTTTGTTAGTTCGCATAGCTGGCAATAAACAACGCGTTTAGAACGATCATATTCCACATCAATAAGGTCTTCAATATACTCATGGCAACAATAGTTATCAACAATGTCCTTCAATTCTTCGGCAAAAATTTGAACTTTATTATTGAACCCAGTTGGATCAAAAAGGGCATTAAACTGAGATACAATGTGCGGATTTTTGTCAAAGAAATCATTTTCGTTGTTCTTAATGTTTTGTAACAATTGTTGGCGCGATGTCTGTAAACTGTCTAGGAATTTGTTGCATTGTTTAGAGAGATCAATCATGCTTGAAATAGTGTCTCGTTCCTTAACAAGAGATTTCTCTTTTTTGTTAGTTGAATACATCTTTATACCTTATAGTATTCTTATTTTTAATTTGTTTGTATAATGTATAATAATATATGAGTTCGCAACCATTAGAGGATAATACTATCTTTCTGCCATTAACTCGTGCACGCTCACTTGGTACCGAATATAAAAAGCCGAAAATATTAAATACTATTATCCCTGAACAAAAAACACAAAAAATAAGGGAGTTCAAAACAAATCAATATAAATATTTACAAGAGATAAACAAACTTAAATATGAGCAAATTAAAAATCTACAAAAAGAAATATATAGTAATTATAAAGTATATTATTTTATTGGTCGTTTAAATCCACCTCATATTGGACACATAATAGCTTTAAAACAATTGATAAATAGAGCATTCGTTGAAAATCCTGAAGGAAACTATAAAGTTATAATTTTACTGGGAAGTGGACCTGGAAAAAAACAATCACAATCTGATCCGCTTCCATTTAGTTTAAAACGAGCTGTCGTGATACATTTATTGCAGCATAATTTTCAAGAAATTAATGATTTAATACAAACAGCTCATATTATAATAGAAGAAATGGATAAAGCTGCAGAACAAATAGCAGGCCAAATAAGACAAAAAATAACAGAGGTAAATAGTTTTATTAAAGAAATTGAGACTTTTCGTGTTTCGGGTGAAAAAGATGGAGATGTTAAAAAATTAGCATGGATTGAACAATCTTTACAAAAATCAATAGGACAATTATTAAATATTAAATTACGAACTAATGTTATTGGAATTGCTGCTGTTGTAAATGAGGGTCAAATAGCGGTGTCAGCAACTAAGGTTAGAGAAGATGCACGGAAAATGACTCTAGAAGAATTTATTACAGAATATGGTGGTTTTTACGGTGAGTATACACAACGAATTTTTAATGCTATTAACGCATTTAAAAAAGGCGGAACTAGAAAACGAAGAAAAACTAACAAAAGACGCAAAACTAACAAAAGAAAATAATATATTAATAATATATGTTAACAAAGTATAAGCTAACTCATCAGTTTCAAGAACCAGATAGTCGTGACTATATACATAAAACGACAGTTCATCCAACAAATAACGCGTTAGAATTAACATCAACAACAAAAAAGGGTTTAACTATTGTAAGCGCTGCAACAAAAGTATCTCCTGCAACATTTACTTTAGCTAATTTGCCGCCAATATTAGACCAAGGATCTTTAGGAACATGTGTAATGAATTCTTTTTCATTTACAGTTAGCAAACAAACTAACAAAGTAATAAATTTATCTAGATTAATGATGTATGCGATATGTAGATGCATTGACGATACTCCATTAAATCAGGATGATGGTACTACTATAAGAACAGCATGTCAAGCAATTCTTAATTACGGTGTCTGCAAAGAAACAGTGTATCCTTATATACAGACAAATTATACAAATTTGCCGCCATTAACAATATTTAATAATTCAAAAAAGTTTATGAAATTCACCTATTTTTTTGTAAATCAAGATCTAACAAGTATAAAAAATGCATTGCAAACCTATAATAGTCCAATAATATTCGGAATAATGGTTTATCAAAGTTTCTTAGACACAACTAATGGGAAAATTCCAATGCCAAATATAAAGACAGAAGCTTTGTTAGGTGGTCATTGTATAACACTTGTAGGATATAATGATGTTACCCAAATGTTTACGTGTTCTAATTCATGGTCACCATCGTGGGGAATAAATGGATATTGTTTGATGCCATATGCATATATATTAAATCCAACTTTGGCAAGTGATTTTTGCGTAACAACGTTTATTTATTAGACTGCTTAAATAATAATATATTGATTTGTCTTTATATCATTATTTTAGTTAAGTATTTGAATTCATAAGAGATAATAAATTATTTTGTTACATTTGAAAGTTTATTATATCGGGCAATTTGTTTTACAGCAGAGAAATTCTGACTTGCAATCCATGCAAAATATTTGGACTCATTTGGAACACCGCGATTATAAAAAATTACATTAGACGTAATCTTTCCATTACTGAACTTTGGCATTATAATATAGGATGAGATAATAAAGTTTACACCGGAACAACCTTATTAATTTTATTATTTTTAATTAATTTAATTATAAATGGCCATGAATTTTCGTTATTAATTTTTATTCCTAATTGATGAATATATTCTACATGTCTAAGCGTTTTTTCATCCACATCATCGTCACATTCATCACCGTTTACAAGTTGTTTAATACAATAATATTGTCCATAACTAATATTACATTTTTTTAATATTATATTATTTTGTTCTTGTTTTTTAGAATCGTTAATAAAATCAATATATATTTGGTTGATATAATTAATACAATTAAAAAATATTTTTATAAAAAACATATAGTAAATTATATAATCACTATATTATATAATTTACTAAAATAATAACGCAAATTTCATATTTGTTAGCTTGTATGTATTGCTTTTATAAAAATATTAGAAAAAATGAGAAAATTACATATACATGCTATGCAACGCAGCATGATTTTCCTTGGTAGTTTTAATCAACTTATCTACAATATCTTTGGTTACTTTAAAAGGAAACTCCACTTTCAGTGCCATATCCTCTTCAAACAAATTAGAACCAGGACGCATCAAACGATATAAATTCAATTTAGTATAAATAATTTCCAAACATCTCTTCAAATTTCTTACACCATCTTCTTTGTTGCAAAAATTATCAATTATATAGTGTTCAGTTTCATCCGGAATAATAATATCCTCGGTTTTAAAACACACTTGTTCGCGAATTTTTGGCAGCAAATGAGTGTTAGCAATAACAGTTTTTTGTTTCAAATTGTATCCCTTTGTTTGAATACGATACATGCGATCCTTCAAAATAGGATTGATTTTACTTTCATCATTGTAGCTAAAAATAAATAGACATTTACTTAAATCAAAATCAATTTCGGCGAAATATTTGTCATGAAACTGAGAGTTCTGAGAGGTGTCTGTTAAATGTGTTAGAATGCCGGTAATTTCCTCTCCTTTAGGTGTATCACTGATTTTATCCAGCTCGTCAAAATAAATGACAGGGTTCATGCATTTGCTATCAATAATGATTTGCACAATTTTGCCCCACATGGAACCTTCATATGTGTATCCGTGGCCCTCTAAAAAGCTACTATCAGTTGCCCCACCTAAAGCAATGAATGCGAAAGGACGATTAAGAATTTTGCTAATACCTTCTTTCACAATGGTCGTTTTAGCAGTGCCTGGTGGACCATGTATAGCAATTGCAGTGCCGATTGACTTGGGATTAGTAATAAGTTGTCCTAGTAGTTGCATGATTTGCATTTTTGCATCATTTAAACCATAAACCGCTTCATCAAGGGTTTTTAGAGCAGCTGCCATAAAGTCATGACATTTTTCAACACCATCATCAATGGTGATTGGAAGATTATTATATTTTCCGAAGGGAATTCGCATAAAAGTGTCAACCCAATTTTTAATCTTATAGAATTCGCCACTGCCTGGTTCCATATGACGTAAAGAGCTGATTTTCTTTAGGGCGGCGGATTTGAAGATGAGAGGCATATCCGCTTCTAAAAGAGTAAGACGATATGGTTTTTCTACACGAGTAATTTTATTGATTTCTCTGAGCTCCTTGATAATCTTTTTTTGTTGTTCTTGCTCAAGCTTTTCAAAGAATTCAAAATCATTCATCGTGTTTTTGTCACGTAAAATACGTTTAAATATTCTGTTATTGCGATCTTTTTGTTTTTTAGTTTTTTTATCATGTTGTTTCTTAGTGACCTTTATTTTTTCTTCGCAAACCTTTATGCACTCAGTAATAAGATCATTATTTTTATCCTTGATTTGAAGATCCTTTAAAACAGTTAAAACATGGTCTTTGTTTTCAACTTTAGTAGGATCTTCAACATTTGTTTCAGATTTTGTTAGTTTAGTTGGTTTTTTTCTTGGTTTAATATCTTCCTCTTCATCTTTATCATCTTCAGTATCTTCATCGGTGCTGACATCATCATCTTCATTTTCAGTATCATCTTCTGAATTACACGATTCCCAATCATCATCCTCGTATTCCTCATCATCCTCATCATATTCTTCTCTTCCTCCAATTGTAAAAACAATATTAAATTTACTGGATTTACTCTTAACATTTTTTTCATTATTATTTGATATACTGTCTTCTTCGTCTTCTTCGTCTTCGTCGTCTTCGTCTGTCTCACTCTCTTCTTCGCTTTCAGAAATTGGTTTCTTTTTATTAGATTTATTGATTTTATTAGATTTATTTTTTTTGTTAATGGATGATTTGCATGTTTTTTTAGGAATATATTCTTCATCAGTTTCACTTTCTTCTTCTTCACTTTCAGAAATATATTTTGATTTTTTTCCTTTCTTGTAAGTTTTTTTTACTCTTGTTTCTTCCTCCTCATCTTCTAAAACCTGTTTAAGTTTTTTGCCGGCCTTAACTTTTTTATCAATATGTTTGGAAGGAAATGTTTTTGATAAAAATTCACGGTATTCTTGAACATCCATTTCATCGTCTTCATCATTGTCATCATCATTGCTATAATCACTATCAGATGATTCGTGTTGTTTTTTTCTTAATCTAGCAGCTTCTTCTTTTTTTGACAAATATTTTTTACTGATTTTGGATTTATTATCTTTTGACATGCTATTACTATATATGTAATCTTAGGTTTAAGTAATATTTTTAAATAATATTTTAAAATGGAAAAATGATAATGGAAAAATGATAATGGAAAAATGATAATGGAAAAATGATAATGGAAAAATGATAATTTTATAATTTATATTTTGATAAAATTAAAATATAAACACAATTAATTAAATTAATAATTAAATAAAATCAATTAAAATAAAATTGAAATAAAAACAATATAAATATTATTATCTTATTAATATAAGATACAATGTCACAGAACTCTGGAAATATGCAAAATACTATTAGCTCAAAAATCATTGGTATCCAATTTAGTATATTATCTCCTGAAGAGATACGCAAAGGTTCTGTTGCGGAAATTACTAGTCGTGATACGTATATAAATAATAAACCGGTAATTAATGGACTGTTTGATCCAAGAATGGGAGTTTTAGAACCTGGACTTATCTGCCCAACAGATGGTCTAGATTATATGAAAACTCCAGGATATTTTGGTCACATAGAATTAGCCAAGCCGGTATTCTTTATTCAATATTTGACAACAATACAAAAAATATTAAAATGTGTCTGTTTTAAATGCAGCAGACTTTTAGTTTCAAAAGAAAAGTTTAAGCAAGCATTGACAATGGCTAACCAAGCTCGTTGGAAATATGTGGTTGATTTAGTTAAAAACGTTAAGCGATGTGGTGAAGATACTGAAGACGGATGTGGATGTTTGCAGCCAAAGAGATACAAAAAGGAAGGAATGGCATCATTATATGCGGAGTGGCCAAATACTAGTGAGGAAGGCGAAGAAGAAAATATTATCATTCCGCTAACTCCTGAGCTAGTTTTGAAAATCTTCAAGCGCATTTCTGATGAAGACGTGACCTTTATGGGTTTCAGTCCGTTATGGTCTCGTCCTGATTGGATGATTTGTCAAGTCATGGCAGTTCCTCCTCCCGCAGTTAGACCTTCTGTGAAGCACGATGCGCAACAGCGTTCAGAAGATGATTTAAGTCACATCTTAGTAAATATTATCAAGACTAACAAGACACTTCAGGAGAAAATTCAGAACAATGCGCCTGAGTCGGTGATCAATGATTGGGCAACTGTTTTACAATATCACGTGGCAAGTCAGATTGATAATAAATTGCCAGGTGCAAATCCAGTGGCGCAAAGATCTGGCAGACCATTGAAGTCAATTAAGGACAGATTGAATGGAAAGGGAGGTCGTATGAGAGGCAATTTGATGGCCAAGCGTGTTGATTTTAGCGCACGTTCGGTTATTACGGCTGATCCCAATATTTCCATCAAAGAACTAGGAATTCCTATGAAGATTGCGAAGAATATTACCAAGCCTGTAGTAGTGAACAGAGTAAATAAGGCTTTCCTGACCAAATTGGTGCAAAATGGACCTGATATTTGGCCAGGTGCAAAGATCTTGGAAATTCCTGGTGTCAAGTCAATCACTTTGCGATACAAAGATAGAAACTCAATTGTCTTGGAAGATGGTTGGATAGTACATCGTCACATGATGGACGGAGACGCTATCTTATTCAATCGGCAACCGACTTTACACAGAATGTCGATGATGTGCCACATCGCTAAAATTATGAAAATAGGCGATACTTTTAGAATGAATGTCGCGGACACAAAACCATACAATGCCGACTTCGATGGGGATAAACTTTAAAATGCAAATTTATCTTGTCCCCAACATGCGACTGCTTGTTAAGTTGTAGATAATACTTAACAGGGAAAACAGTGTAATATCTACTAATTCATAAGGAATGAATTATATATAATCGTATAGTCATATAATTAAACAGTATAAACATATCTTGCTATATAAATATAATAATGGAACGTCTATTAGATAAAAATGAATTTCATAAAGTTATTGGTGAAATATATAAAATAACAAACTTACTAACAAACAAATGTTATATCGGTCAAACAAGAAGTCATCGTTTAAACCATAATAAATATAGACCATTTGGATACATGGGAAGATTTAAAGATCATATCAGTGAAGCAATACATTCAAATAAAATTGGATGCAAATATTTAAATAGTGCTTTACTTAAATATGGTGTTGACAATTTTCAATGTGAACTACTTATTACATGTAAAATTGATGAACTTGACGACAATGAAGTCAAATATATCGTTGATTTTAACTCAAAGTATCCAAATGGGTATAATTTAACAGATGGCGGTCAAACTCAAGGATATCTAAAAGGAAAGAAAATAATTTTAGATGATTCCGAAATTATGTTGTGTTCTGAAATTAAACCACCAAATCCAAATTTAAAAAGAAGTGAATATACTAAAAATTTAATATCTAAACGATTAATTGAATTTAAAAGTGATATTTCACACCGAAAAGAAATGATGGTAGTAGTTCAGAAACAACATGAAGATAAAAGATTTGACAAATTTAAAAATATCATATTTGACGATACTAATATAGATAAGTATATTCATGTAATTCGTAACAATACAATCGGTTATGAATATATTGGAGTTAGTGTTGGAAGAATTAGAACAACATTTGTAGGAAAGTTTGAAACAATAGACGAAATAAAAAATAGAGCAAGAATGTTTATATTAGATTTAATTAAATGGCAACGTGATCAAATTGCGGGAACTTCCTTAGAGCCTTCACTACCACTCTAATTTTGAAAAAAATTACGAGGATCTCGGTTAATTTCCGAACCCGATGGTAAAAATGTGAAGGATTGGATAATCCGCAGCCAAGCCCCTAACCTCGTTATGGTAAGAGTATGGGGAAGGTTCAGAGAGTAGACGGTTACGGGTCTCAAATGATGGTCTAACCAACCTGATGAGGCACAAGGTGTATTCCAGCCTTACCATAAATGGTAAGGAAAAATTCAGCTGGAAATGAATTTGCACATGCCACAGGATCCAGAGGCGGAGTCAGAATTAAAGAATTTGGCCGCGGTGCCATACCAGATAATCAGTCCGGGAAACAATGCGCCGATTATTGGGATCTATCAGGATTCCATGTTGGGATCATACAGATTTACAAGAGAGAATATCAATTTTAGTCACAAGGAAGCGATGAATTTGTTGATGATGTTTGACAGAGTAAATCCCGCTGCACTAACAGGAGGAAAATCAGTAAATGATAGAATTACGAATTTCCAAGTGTTGTCGCAGATTTTGCCGCCAATGTCGATCAAAGTGAAGAATAAACAATTCGATGGAGAAAAGGAGAACATTGCGGAGTCAAACAATGTCGTAGAGATCAAAGATGGGCACTATCTAAGAGGCCAGATGGACAAGGGAATTCTAGGGTCAGGCACGAAAGGCTTAATTCATCGTGTCTGTAATTCATTTGGCAACATGGCCTCAGCCAAATTTATAGATGATTTGCAAAACATTGTAACTGAATACATGAAACAGAGTGCATTTAGCGTGGGAATTAGTGATTTGATTACAAGCTCCACAACAAACGCAAAGATCATAAACATCATTACAGATAAAAAAACGGATGTGAAAAATTTGATTGATCAAGTTCAAGTTGGTGTGTTTGAGAACAGCTCAGGAAAAACCAATGAGGAAGAATTTGAGACAAAAATAAATAATATTCTCGGGAAAGCACAATCAGAGGCAGGCAGAGAAGCGCTTAAAAATCTCAGCAAAGATAATAGATTTGTGATCATGTTCAATGCAGGATCAAAAGGTACAGAGATCAATATCCAGCAAATGACGGCATGCTTAGGGCAACAAAACGTAGATGGAAAACGAATTCCTTATGGATTTGAAAACAGAACGTTACCACATTACACCAAGTATGATGATAGCCCAGTTGCTCGTGGATTTGTGGAGAGTTCCTATATTAATGGATTATCGCCACAGGAAGTGTTCTTTCATGCAATGGGTGGTCGTATTGGTCTGATTGATACAGCGGTAAAATCAGTTGTCAGTAATACTCCAATTGTGATTATTGAAAATGGTGAGCCAAAATATGTGGAAATTGGTAAATGGATTGACAATCATTTGGACAATTGCACAACACCCGAAGACATTCAGCATTTCACAGAGAGACGGATGGAATTATTAAATACCGCCAATATTTACATTCCAACAACAGATGAGAATGGAATAGTTACTTGGGGGGAAGTGACCGCGGTTACAAGACATGATCCAGGAACCGAGTTGTATGAAATTAAAACAACTGGAGGACGATCTGTGATTGTTACTGAAAGTAAATCATTGTTGATTTGGAATTCTGTAACCAAAAAATTGGTGGAGACGCTAACACCGGAAATAAAAGTTGGGGATTGTGTCCCGGTTACCGGCGAATTATGTGAACCACCAATAATTAAGGACAGCATAGATATGTCATCTTATTTGCCAAAAGAAAAATACATATATGGTACTGAGTTTATTACAGCAGTTCAAATGATGGAAGATACAATGGTTGAACGAAACAAAATTCCAGATGGTTGGTGGGATGAAAACAATGGACAAAATTTCACACTTCCATACAGTAAAAAAGCATCTCTTCAAAGAACACAAATTAGAAGCAATGTATCTAACATTAAACCGGGATTTATTTATCCTTATCATGCAGCAAGAAAAGGAACGTGTATTTCAGATCAGTTTGAGTTAAATGAAGAAAATGGTATATTTATTGGATTATTCTTGGCAGAAGGAAATGCTTATAGAAATACAGTTACCATTACCAATATGGATGACGACATTATCACATTTATGAAAAATTGGTTTGATAAAAATAAAATTAGTTGCACGGAAAGAAGCAGAATAAATAAAATTGGCGGAACAACCCGAACAATTACAGGCAATTCATCTGTATTAGCGACATTTATTACGAAATTAGTTGGCAGTGGAGCGGCAAACAAATATGTCCCAACTGAAGCATTTATTGCACCACAATCATTTGTAAAAGGATTATTAAATGGATATTATTCAGGCGATGGAACAATTAGTAAAAATTCAGTGGATGTTGGTTCCGCGTCTTCACGATTGATTGAAGGAATTTCTATGTTGTGTTCACGACTTGGGATCTTTGGAAAAATGTTTAAAAGCCAATTGAAATCAAATAATCTAGGCACAAAGAATATTAAACCGACATATAGATTATCAATTAGAGCTCAATGGGGCAAAAAATTTTCGGAAACCATTACATTAATCGATGACAAGAAAATGAAGAAAATGTCGGGCATCAAATGGAATACAAATCACCGTAACTTTGAGACTTATAATGATATCGTGCTAGACAAAATTGTAGAAATTAATATTGTCGGAGTAGAGAAATATCCAAAGGTATATGATTTAACAATTCCATCCACTTTAAATTTTGGACTAGCAAATGGTCTACAGGTTCGCGACACTAGTACCACCGGATATATTCAGCGCAGATTGATTAAAGGGATGGAAGATTTGATGGTCAATTACGACATGACTGTGCGAAGCAGCAAAGGCAAAGTAGTGCAATTCTCTTACGGCGATGATGGGATTGACACGATCAAGGTAGAAAACCAAGAAATTCCAATTGTTGAAATGACGGTTCAAGATATTTATGCGCATTTCAATATTCCGGAAGACAACAAAGGCAAATCAAAGGCATTATCGGGAATGTTTGTGAAGAGTGCATTAACAAGACAGAAGAAACAAGAAGACCAAATAAATGCAAAATGCCAACAGTATACGACTTACATGATAGAAAATAGAGCCAATATTATAAAAAATATATTTAATTTCAAATCAGATAAGGTAGTTCGTCTTCCAGTTGCATTCATGCATATCATTCAAAATGTAATGGGACAGCAGAACGTCAATCCAAATTCTCTTGTTGACATAACAATGTTGGAGGCATTTGAATTAATAGAGGAGACATACGAAAGCCTTTTAAAAATTCATTATGCAAAACCAACAGAGCTATTTAAGGTCATGTATTTCTACTATTTGTCGCCTAAAGATTTGCTCTTGAACAAGCGTTTCAACAAGAAAGCACTTGATATATTATTGCAGACAATTGTGCTTGATTATAAGCGATCTATTGTAGCACCTGGTGAAATGGTTGGAATGATAGCCGCCCAGAGCATTGGCGAGCCGACAACGCAAATGTCGCTCCAATTTTGTGAGCATATTAGGTGTGCAAAAATAAATAAAAATACAAAAATAATTTCTATGGTCTCAGGACCGATTGGAGAATTATGTGATGGTCTTATTGAAGAAAAGCCCGATTACACATTTAACACTGGACATGCAGACAGTGTAGAGACACTATTGGATGCATTGGAAGACGAATATTATATCATTGGTGTAGATAGTCAAGAGAAAACGCAATGGAATAAGATCTCGCATGTGAGCAGACATCCAGTGAATGGCCATATGATGACAGTTACCACAAAAAGTGGTAGAAAGGTGACGACAACTTTAAGTCATTCACATTTGATAAGAGATAATCAAACAGTTATGCCAATTGTTGGCGCCGACCTTAAAGAAGGTATGCGAATTCCAGTTGCAAAACATATTGATAATACATTTGTGAATGAAGTTGTTAAAATTGGCAGTCAAGATTACAAACTAGATTATTTGTTTGGGTGGTTTATCGGAGCATATTTAGCAGAAGGAAATGTTACAAAGTATAATACATGTATCACAAATGTATCAGAACATTTTATAACAAATACACAGCAATTTGCAGCTAGATTTGATAAAACATGTATTGTGAATAAACGCCAAGGAGAATATGGTCCGTCCACTCAAACTAGTTTCAGTTGCAAACAGGTTGCCGATTTCTTATTATCGACTTGTGGAACAGGATCATTTGTAAAGATTATTCCTGATTTTGCTTTCCTGGCTCCATTAGAGTTTAAAGCAGGTTTAATTCAGGCGTACATGGATGGAGATGGAAACTTTCAATCAGACGAAAAACATCATCAGATACGATCATGTAGCAGAAGTCAACAATTGTCAAAAGACATAGCACTCTTGTTAAACTACTTTGATATATTTGCGTCAATTAAAGAAAACTTTGTTCGCGGTTCTCCAATATATAACTTATCCATTTCAGCAAAATATGCTAAACAATATGAAGAAAAAATAGGCAGTCTAGTTCACGCCGATAAGTTGATGAATTTAGTAAAGTATTGTGAACGAACAGATGCTTACAATTTATCTGATGAAATTGATAAAATTACTGGTTTAGGTGAGGTTGTAGCTAAGTGCGGAAAAGTTTTAAAGTTACCTGGTCAAAGTCGCAACTATGGTCGCTGGGCAAAGAAAGATAGCATTGGGCGTCGCACTTTAGAAAAGTATATTGAGATATTTGAAACAAGCGAAAAGGCTGAATTAATTGCAGATGAACTTCAAATTTTAAAACAAGCGGCATCATCTGGTGTCATCTGGGATGAGATTGTCAATATTGAAATAATTGTTCCTGAACAATCAGAATATGTGTATGACTTTACTGTTCCCGCAAATCAAACTTTCATGACGGATTATGGTGTCATTGTGCATAATACACTAAACTCAGTTACATATGAGACTGAGATTATCGTCAGAGATCGCGAAGGAAAAATTAAGAAAACCCAGATTGGAGATTTTATTGAAAATAAAATAAAGATGGCGACAAAGACGGAATATTATAAAGACAAAGACACAACTTATTCGGAAGTAGACGATTATTATGAAATTCCATCATGCACAGAAGACGGTGAGATGCTATGGAAGCGAATTGAAGCAGTTACAAAACACCCGGTTATTAATACAGACGGAACAAATGTGATGCTTAAGATCACGACAAAGGAACAAAGAGAAGTTATAGTAACAAAAGCTAAGTCTGTTTTAAAATTAATAAATGGAAAAATAACACAAATAAAAGGAGATGAATTGAATATTGGTGATTATTTGCCTGTATCAAAAATGCAAGTAGATTTTGCGGAAACCAAAGAACTAAATTTAAAATCCATATTATCGCCAACAGAATACATTTATTCATCCGAAATAGAAAAGGCAAAAACAGTAATGCATGAATATAGATGGTGGTCAAAACATCAAGGTTCAACATTTACGCTTCCCTATAGTCGAAGCGATAGTTTTATAACCAAAGTTAGTGAAAAACTAAGAAATGGTTGTAAAACCAAGACAACCTTTGCTCCTAACTGTGTCTACATGTTGCAATCAAATATGAATGATTATCAATTTCCGGAGAATTTACCATTAGATTATAATTTGGGGTATTTGGTTGGGGCATATGCGGCTGAAGGATGTATGAATAGATTTCAAGTTTCTATAGCTAATAATGTGGATAGCTACTTCGCTCCTATTTTGGAATTTTGTGAGAAACATAATTTGACGACAAAAATTTACAAAGTTGAAGATAAAAATCAAAAAGGATGGACAAGTCAAGACATTAGAATTTACAGCACAGTTTTATGCCGATTGTTGGAGCACTTTTGTGGCAAACTAAGTCATAATAAGTTTGTGTCAGATGAAATTATATTCTCCAACAAAGAATGTTTACTAGGATTTATGGATGCATACATTGGCGGCGACGGTTGCGTAAATACAAATAGTAAACAGATCGGTCACAGTCCTGATATTTCAATGGCTTCAGTGTCCAAAGAATTGCTAATGGATGTGCAACAAATTCTTAATATTTTGGGAGTATACAGTAAAATTTCAAAGTTTAAAAAACAAGAAACAAATAACAGAGGATCCAAAGACATTAAACAAATATATTATTTATATGTTCGCAACAAGCAGTCTCAAAAATTAGCATCCATGTTAAATATTAAAATGGATTACAAGCAGGAAAACTTGAAGAAGATTTTGGCGCATGATTTTAAATACGAGTATTGCCATTCAGATACAATGGTTCCAAATGAAGTTGATGGGAAAATCGTCATGATACCTCGTGACAAAATGACAAACTGTTTTGATACATACTTTGACAAAGTCATTTCCATTGAAGAAGTTTCAAATACGACAAATTATGCTTATGATCTCACTATTTCAGACACGAGAAATTTTAACATCTATAATGGTCTGGCGATAGTCGATACATTTCATTTTGCCGGTGTCGCGTCAAAATCCAACGTGACGCGTGGTGTGCCGCGAATTGAAGAAATATTATCGCTGTCAGCATCTCTTAAAAATCCATCGTTAACGGTGTTCTTGAAACCGGAAGACGAGACAGACCGAGAAAAGGCGAGCACGATTCAATACATGTTGGAGCACACAAGATTAGAAGAAATTGTGAAGTCAGTAGAGATATGTTTTGATCCGGATGATTTGAACACAATGATAGATGAGGATAAAAATACGATGTCACAATACAGAGAATTTGAGACGATGATTTCGGAATGCATAGAGACAGCGATAGAAGAAGATGAGACAGAGAAATCAAAGTGGATTATTCGTATTATAATGGATCCAGAGGTGATGCTTGAGAAGAATATCACAATGGATGATGTGAACTTTACATTAAATAATGTTTACAAAGAAGAGATATCGTGCGTCTATTCAGATTATAATGCGGACAAATTGGTATTTCGTATTCGGATGAAAAACATAATAGACAATGCAAAGAGTAGAAGTCAAAAGAAGGCAAAACTCAATCCATTAGATCAATCCGATCAGATTTATATCTTGAAGAATTTCCAGGATACATTATTGAATAACATTGTCCTTCGTGGTATAAAAAATATTAACAAGGTCATTCTGAGAAAGATCAAGGATAATTTGGTAGAAAAGTCGGGTGCATATATCAAGAAGGATATCTGGGTCTTGGATACAATCGGAACAAACATGTTGGATGTTTTAGGGTTAGATTACATAGATCCAAATAGAACTTATAGTAATGATATTATTGAGATCTTTAATGTGCTGGGAATGGAAGCAGCGAGATTTGCAATTTACAATGAATTGGCAGAAGTGCTAGAGTTTGATGGTGCATATGTAAATGCACATCATATGGCGTTGTTGTGCGACAGAATGACATTCAACTTTAAGATGGTTTCAATATTCAGACATGGAATAAATAATGATGATATTGGGCCTATTGCAAAGGCGTCATTTGAAGAGACACCAGAGATGTTTTTGAAAGCAGCGAGACATGCAGAATTGGATACAATGAGAGGAATTTCAGCGAACGTGATGTGTGGACAAGAGGGATTATATGGCACTGCATCATTTCAAGTAGTATTAGATTTGAATGAAATGATAAATCTGGATGAGAAATATAAATATGAATTCAAGTCAGCTGAAGATATAATTGAAGAAACTCTGTTTGCTGGATTAGGAGAAAAAGAAGAAATGTGTAGTAAGAGACAATTAGAAATAGAGACAAATGTGGCAAATATTAAAATGGAAGAAATGGGAAAAGATAATGATTATGATCCATTTGCTTAAAGATAAATAGAAAATAGAAACAAAAAACAATTAAATTAACAACTCAAAATAACAAAAAAATAAAAAACCAAAAAACCAAAAAACCAAAAAAAACCAAATAATATTATAAATTAATTAAATAATATTATTAGTATAAATTAAAATATTAGAACTTTTAATAATAGATAAGTAAATAAGAAATGAAAACATTTTTTTATGTATTGCAAAAATGTATACAGAGTAACAAAATAACATATCCAGATGATCCATTTGAACCTTTTTCTATAAATAATTATAATAATGCTTTTATAGATATATCATTGTATATCTATATGATGATAAATGATATGCATAATATATTAAAAAAATCAAAAATCAAAAACTATTATTCAAAGATGGCACACATTAAATTATCTGTTTTGAGCAATTATTTGAATAATATATATATTTCAAATGAACTTAAAGAGAAAATATTAATTGTGTTTTGTGAAGCACAGCGAATATATTTTTCGCTAATCAAACTAGTTAATGTATATAGATATAAGTGTTGGCCATTAGTGGTATTAAATGATCTAACATTATTTCCATTAGATATTAATCATCCATCAACATTTGTGATGATACAAAATAAATCCAGATATTTATTTAGTATGCATGATTTAATACATATTATAGAAACTGCTATTTGTAATGCTCCGAATTTTTTTGTTAGACCATTATCACCTAAAAATCCGTATAACAATCAAAAAATAAATACATCAACATTGTGTAATATATATTTTAAGATGAAAGAATGTACATATAAATTTTCATTAATAATGCATTTATTTTTTTTAGAATGCTTTGTAAAATATAACTTTTTTATTAATAATGAACCATTTTTAAGAGAGTATGCTATTAAACAGTATGTTTATACTAGTCCTAATCAAACATTATATAATGCAGTAAATCTTATGTTGAATAATAATTACCATACTAACAAATTAGAAATTCATGAAAAATTTCCAAAGGATTTATTAGTTAATATATTCAAACCATATTTATTTTATTATTATGTAATTCATTATAATATTAAAGGCACGGAAAAAATATATAAATACAAAAATCAGTTACACATAAAATTAAGAAAATTTTATGAATATAATAATTTATTTGGCAGAATAAAATATACGGCAGGAAGAAGCAAACACAAAAGAAAAAAATTATCTTTTAAATTTAATACAGATCATATTAATTTTTATAATATATCATCAAATCCAGCATCTCATTCAGTAACAACAGTTACTAGATTAAATGGGATATTAAATATGATATTACATGATCAATATGATCCTGATGAAATATTTTATACAAATGAACTTAGTAATATTGATGATGATGAATATAATACTGATTATGAAGATTAAATAAATTATATAGAATTATTTTTTTTTGTTTTTGTTTTTCCTGGTGGATTAAATTTTATATTGGCATGTTTTCTTTTAATAGTTTTTTTTTTAGGTTTTTTAGGTGGAGGTAATTCAATTTCAATTTCTGTTTCAATTTCATCAGATGCTTTTGCTTCGATTATTGGTTCTAATGGTGCTAATTCTTCCTCTTCTTCTTCTACTAAAATAATAGTAGGTTTTAGTTTTCTACCCTTTTTAAGCTTAATAACTTTTTTAAGTTTAGGTTTATCTTTTTCTTTTTCTTCTTCTTTCTCTTCCAATACATTTATAACATTTTGTTTTGGGCTTAGGTCTTGGATAGATTTAGGTTCAGGTTCTTCAAGTAAAGCTGATTGAGAAACTTCAATAAATTCAATATCTCTGACTTTTTTTTGTCTTTTCTTATATTTTGTTGTATTGTCTTTTTCAAATATTTCATCGACATATTTAGTTATAGGATATACAATATTAATAGCTTCTTTTATAAGATGTAAACAGCCGACTTCGTTTTCGCCTTCACCTTCGCTTAAATTTTGTAATGATATATTTACATGTTGGCGATCATTAATAATTAATTTATATTCTGGATTTTTAAGTTTACTTCTTCTGTACATAGCTGGAGTAATAATAAAAGCAAAGTTGTCTTCATGTTTATCATCTAAATAACAAACGAACTCCTTTTTATTAAATCTTGTTTCAGGAATTTCTTTACTTGAAAGAAAAATAGAAGGAATCTCATATTTAACTAACAAAATCCACAGATCAAAATTTACAGCTCCAAAGCCCTCTTGAAGAATTAATTGTTCAAAATTAATAGTTTCATCTTGTAATTGATTTGCATCAAATTGTCCTTCTTCTCTTAAAATATTAATGATGGTGTTTATTTTTTTAGAATTTTTATAATTATCAGTTAATGATTTGTATTCATCTATAAGCACATCTTTTATTTCCTCCATAGTTAAATCTATCCCCTTAAATTCTTTTATTAAATCAATAATCAAATA